CAATTTCTGTATAACGTGTACCGCCACGGGCATCCCTTTCAAGTAACTTTTGGATCTGGAAAGACTGACGAAGCTGATTGATAGTTGCGGCAGTAGCAGCACTCAAATCAGCATACAACCATCCTTCGGTGTTAGATGGATTGTTATTTGCACCAGTAAGAACAGAAGACGAATAACGCTGAACAGCATTTGGAGCTGTAGTCGTGGCCATAACAGCATATTTATTATTTATAGTACCGTCTGTAGAATTATATTTAACAGGCGCAGAGGTACCGAGAGGTAAACTAACAGCAGTACTGCCCTTCTGAGGCCAAGGTAATGAAGATGTAAAATAGTCGTGACGCTTACCACGCCGAAGCAACGTATAATTGCTTGCTGTATCCGGGCCATCGCCCGTATCAACAGTTACAGAATTTTGGAGGTTTTCATCTCGAAACCACTGATTCCAAATCAGGTTATAAGCACGAGTCCATAGAGCCGAATGTGACACCGTATTGCCACCGCCGACCTGGCCGACTGTGGGCAACCCCATATAGTCCTGTAAGCTACCGACAGCATAACCACCAGTTGGACTAGTAGTAGTAGGAATAACGTAGCTAATTGAATCACCAGGGTTCAGCTGTTCTCCCATAAATTTCTGCCAATTATTCCAAACAAGACGATTAGGAACAAAAAAGAAGAAACTATCCAAATACAAGTTATCCATGACGGGATAGATAGGCGTAGCCAGACGGGCGAATGCCGTCATCTTAAGATTAAATGTATCGCCTGGTAAAACTTCATCCACATACACGGGAACAAGATAACCAGCATCGAAAGTAGTTTTGTGAGAAAACTCACGTTTAAATTGAGACCGAGGGATATCGGCCTTAGGCACCATAGCGAACTGGTGAACATCTACTGATTTATTGCGATGCATAATTACTCCATTAAAAAAAATTCCGGGGGGTAGAACTGCCATACCCCCCGGTCAGGTTTAAGATTTAAGTTGTTTGCCGATGGCTATCTGCTTTGGCCTGTCCAGAGTTTCGATGCTGCCATCCTCATCGTTATAGGTTCCAAGCTCAAAAAGATCATAATCGTCAGGATGATGGTACATAGTATTTTCTTGAGCATCTCTATTAATTTCATCCTGAAAAGAACGGATAGCTGCGCCAATAGCCGGAACAAAAATAGGACGCCCAAAAGCGTTACTAGCTCGATCAAATACACTTACTATGATTTGGATCATAAGATAATTTCCTGATTAAATAATATGACGCTTTAGTTGTGACAACTTGGCGTTAAGTACCTGTTCCTTGACGGATAGGCGCTCTACCGTGTTGTCCAGCTCGAGTGCGATAGCGTCAATCTCACGCTCGAGCTTTACATCATCATAAAACTCCGGGTTTTCACGCTGGAGGAGACGATCGTAATATTTAGGCGGCTTCATAGTGCGGCCATTCTGAACGACATAATCACCTGGATACACGTCTGATCGATATTTAAAATACCATGCTGCACCGACTCCAGGTTTGAGAGACATTCGATTAAATTCTGGTGTTCTCTGTACAATTTCACCAGAGGGTAGAACAAAGCTGTAATGATTATCAGCAGAATCACCAGTTACCTTCTTCATGACGTAGCGGGCGATATAGGCGGCTGACTGAAAGGTAACAGACCCGATTCCTGTAAAACCAAAACCCCAAAGAGAGTCAAGACTATTAGAACGATAAACGTGAAAATCCTGTCGTTTACTGACAAGTTCTTTATCACGAAAATCGAAACCAAAAAGGCAAGCGTGATAATGAGGGCGACCGAAATTCTCTCCATATTCACCGCACATATAAAACCGAACTGGCTTCTTGGCATGCTTACGCAGCCGCTTCATAAAGTCCTGAAAATGTTTGTAGTTAAGAGACATGTCCTCGGGAACATGATCTTCGTCATAGGTGAGCGTAATGAAGCAATTGTCTTGGTAGAGCTGTGCTTCATGTACACAGCGTATCGCCCATTGGCGTGAACGTTCAAGACGACACCAGGTGCATTGACCGCAGGGAAGGGATAGCTTTTGAACGATGTCATGCTTGGCAGACTCGTGGAAAAGAATGTCGCCCTGAGCAGTACGAAATGCCGTCAAAGGGTAAAAACACGGCACGTTCTACTTTACACAATGTATAGTATGTAAACAAGGTTTTTTATAACGTAATGAGTATCATTACAAACGTATGCCACCACGCATAGGGCCGTTCATGTTAGCGGCCTTGGTGTAGCTGGTTTGCTTACGAAACTTACGTGCAGACCTGTGTTTATTTACATGATGACGAGCAAGAGGTTTCATAGTAGGCTCCGGTAGGTGGGGAAGGGTGGTGTCACCTGTACCAGTTAACATCAAGTATAAAGCACTGGTACAGGTTGCAAGCACTTTTTTTATGCGCTTGCATTGGGATTTTCCCCATTAGGGGAAACCCTAGCTGGCTCACCAGGTGAGCTCAGAGGAGGCTCTGCCTGGTTGGGCATCACCAAACCGAGCTTGATAGCCTCGGCACGATTGGCCTCGTCAGAGCAGAAGTCTACAAAAGCGCCCGGATCATTGTTGAACCGGGCGCGAACGTCCGCAGGCATAGCATCAAAAGCCTCTCCAGCCGCGGCAACTGCATTCATAGCAGAGTGAAAGTCATTCACTTGTAAAAAATCGCCGTAAGTGGGCATACGCACGTTCTCGGGCAGCTGGCCCGTAATGCCAAATCGCTTAACGATGATGTTGATATCACACTCATCACGAAAATTTTGTTGCGCCAAAGTGGGATCCTGGCAGTCCAAACCGGCTTCATTGGAAGCCTCCATAGTGTCGTAATTCCAAGGGGCACGTAAAAACATTTTTATCTCTCCACAGTTGTTGAAGTTGATCCAGTCGTATTACCACGACCATCCCTATAAATAGTCGTAGAACCTGAGGTAGGCTTGCGAGTCTTCCAAGGCCAAGGTATAAGATTAGAAAACTCACCACTAAGGTGAGCGGCCTCACGAACATAAGGCAAATTAGCACCAATAGCACCCTCGTGCATTTTCATAAGGTTAAGAGCTTCAGGAATTTTAGCTCGAGTTAAATATTCCTCAGCATTAAGTAAATTTTGACGCTGTAAATTAAGAGCTCTAATACTATCATTCAAAGCTGATGTTGAATAATTAATAGTGCGTTTACTTGGCTCAGTAATAATCTGCTCTTTAAGAAAATTAATACGTTGCTCTATCTCACCAAGTGATGCCCTTAAATTAACTGTTTCTGCTTCAATACGTGATGCAGTATTAACATGAACAGGCATACGAGCTTGTGATTCAGATATCTGTTGATTTAAATGCCAAGTATCAGCACGAAGCTGATTTTGCTTCTGCTGTTCTGTCTTTGCTTGTTCATTAAGTAACTCAGTCTGGGCATTAACTTGAGCAACCTGGGCCGAATTCATCTTAGACTGCAAATAAGTAGTACCAAGCTCCGGATAACCGGGTGAACTGGCCGCAGCAGAAGAAGGTGGTGTACCACCACCTTGTGAATAAGCAAGCATAGGATTAAGTCCAGCAGCTTGTAGATCCTTGACAGTAGTCTGATATCGTTTAGCAAATTGATCCGCAGAAAATTCCTGCGCATCATGTTGCCGTGCTAATGCAGCCGAATTATTCATCCAGCCCGATAAAAGATTACTACCAACAGAAGCAATTTGGTCCCACATATCAGAAATGATCAATTAGACCAGGAACAGAATACATAGGCATAGGACGAGCAACAATGTTAGTAAAGAAAGAATCAAAAAGGAGTTGCTGTCCATTAGCTCCAGATCCTACTGCCAGGATTCTTGAGACAGGTGGGGTATCCTGGATAAATGTCGAGTTGAGGGTTGGCAAGCTAGTAAATTTCTGAGCAAGATGCCAGGCGTCAATCGTACCCGCAGATGTTGACTTGAACAAACCAGAAACCTGAGACGGTTTGTAACGGTACTCCGCCCAGCGCTCTTGATAACCAAAAACGTTTCCGTCATTTGCTGATCCATCGCAATATATCTCCTTATTCAAGACTGATTGCTCACCCAACATAGCAAAAGCAGGGAAATAAAAATCATACCTGGTCGATCTTGACCACATACGATGTAAACCCTGTTGATAATTAAGATCAGCTCGAACGCTCACCAAACCCAAGATGAGCCCATGCTCTGTAAAAGATTGCGTAAATCCATGACCCTTTGCAAGAGCCGTTCCCATTGCGGCGAGATTGCCCAACGGTGTAGATCCACCAGAAATTGACGTAGCAGAGGTCTGAGCAATGGGATTAACGATAATGGGAGTAGAACCGCCGCCGAGATACTCAGGACGCTGCAACCGAGCATCAGGAGAAATGACGCCAAAATGAGCACGGACGATTTCTGTATAACGTGTACCGCCACGGGCATCCCTTTCAAGTAACTTTTGGATCTGGAAAGACTGACGAAGCTGATTGATAGTTGCGGCAGTAGCAGCACTCAAATCAGCATACAACCATCCTTCG